GGTAGCAAAGGTACTCGTACTGGCAGGTTAAGTAGTGATGACCCTAACTTCCAAAACGTAATTGATGGCAGCCGATACCAAAACGACTTAGTAGAGTTAGAGCCTATACCATTCATGCGTAGCTTTGTAATACCAGAGGAAGGGCATGTGTGGTTGAAGCGTGACTTTAGTGGTCAGGAAATGCGCATCCTTGCCCACTACGAAGAGGGTAAGTTGTTTGATGCCTACAATAAAAACCCAGACCTAGACCCGCACCAAATGGTAAAAGATATAATCAAAGAATTACTGGGTAAGGATTTCCCCCGTAAAAATGTTAAGGAGTGTGGCTTTGGTATGATATATGGAATGGGGCCGAAAGCACTAGCGGGGCGCATAGCATGTACATTGGGTGAAGCTAAGGAACTACAAGACGCATACAAATTAGCTATTCCAGGAGTCGGTATCATGCAGGCTGCAACGAAGTTGCGGGGTAGGGAGCGCAAGCCCGTAACTACATGGGGAGGCCGCCAGTACTACGCAGAGACCCCAAAAATAGTGGGTGGTAGCTATCGCAGCTTTGAGTACAAGCTACTCAATTACCTTATCCAAGGTAGTGGTGCAGACCAGACCAAGCAGTGTATTATAGACTGGCACGAGGGCAATCAAGACGCAGTATTCATGGCCACCGTACACGATGAAATAAACATAAGCGCCCCAGAGGGTAAGAAAGCTGAGTGCATGGAGTGGTTACGCCAGTGCATGGAGTGGGATTACTTTGACGTACCAATGAAAAGTGATAGCTTTATCGGAGCTAACTGGGCAGACCTAGAGGAGTTTAGTTACTAATGGCAGCAATCAGTTATAGCGGTTTAACAATGTTTGAAAAATGCCCACGCAGTTTTCAACTAAAGTACATAATCAAGCACCCAGAGCCAGAGTTTGTAAGCAGCCCAGCTATGGAAAGAGGTAGCAGGTTGCATCAGGCAGCCGAGGACTATGTGAACCAAGAGATACAGGAGTTGCCTAAAGACCTAAAAGGTAAAGAAGGCTTTTTTGACCGCATGATTGAGCTAGGCTCTGCACAACCAGAGTTAGAGTTTAACCTAACGGAAGACTGGCACTCCATACCTTTTGCCCAGAAAGAGGATGGGTTTATACGGGGTATAATCGACATGGTGTTGCCGCAAGGTGACTTGCTAGAAATAATGGAGTACAAAACAGGCAAGGTCTACGATACCCACGTAGACCAACGTAGTCTATATAGTATGGCTGGGTTGGTAATGTTCCCAGAAGCTAAGGTTTGCAGAACTACCACAGTGTACTTTGACCTAGGCGGCGCAGACAAAACCACCACCGTAGAGCGTGAAAACCTAGAGACTTTAAAGTGGTCGTGGACTAGGCGTGTAAACAAGACCAAGCCAGTAGGTCAACCCTACCCGATGCGTCCGGGATTTCAGTGTAAGTGGTGCAGCTTTAGCAAAAAGAAAGGAGGCCCATGTCCAAACTAGAAAAAGATGAAGAGGCAGCCATAAAGAAGTGGTGTGACAAAAGGGGTTTACTGTTTATAAAGTTCACCCCTATGGGCGAGAAAGGTTGGCCTGACCGCATAGCTATTCTTCCTGATGGCACACACGTATGGATTGAGTTAAAGCGTAATGGCAAGAAGCCAACAAAGCTGCAACACCATAGAATGAACACACTAAAACAAAGTAACGTCATAACCACATGGTATGACAGCGCAGAAGAATGTATAGATTTTTTAGAGGCAGAGTTAAATGCAATATAGTCCACACAACTACCAGCAAAGAGGTATAGAGCTACTGACAAAAGACAGTGGTGGCGCTGGGTTACTACTAGACCCCGGAATGGGTAAGACTGTAATAACCCTATGCGCTTTTGACATTTTAAAGGATGCAGGCCATGCCAAGAAAATGCTGGTGGTAGCCCCTATTAAACCGATGTATGGCACATGGCGGCAAGAGGCTGAAAAGTGGGACCATCTACAGCACCTTAAATTTAAGACATTGCATGGTGCAGGCAAAGCAGAAGCCTTGCATGAAGAAGCAGACATATACCTTATAAACCCAGAAGGTATGCAGTGGTTGTGTGACCAAGCCAAGTGGCCAGACTTTGACATACTGTGTATAGACGAGAGCACCAAGTTTAAAAGCTCAAGTAGTAAACGCTTTAAGTCTTTTAAAAAGCACCTAACAAAGTTTGACTACAGGTGGATATTAACTGGCACGTTCGTACCCAATGGGTTGCTGGATTTGTTTAGCCAAGTGTACTTGATGGACTTAGGCGAGTCCTTGGGTAAATACGTCACGCACTATAAGAATAAGTATTTTCACCAAACAGGGTTTGGCGGTTACACATATGAGCCATTCCCTCAAGCTGCTGACGAGATAGCCAAGAAGATAGCGCCCATGACGCTAAGGTTAAATGCAGAAGACTACCTAGACATGCCTGAGTTTAACAAAATAATCAGGAGGGTAGACCTACCAGAAAAAGCCCTAAAGCAATACAAGGAAATAGAAAAAGACTTTATAGCCGAGCTACAGGGTGGAACTATTGTGGCGGCCAATGCCGCAGCAGCAGGTACTAAGTGCAGGCAGATAGCCAACGGCGCAGTCTTTGATGAAAATAAGGAAGTGCTGGCCGTACATGAAGCTAAGATGCAGGCACTAGAGGAAATAGTAGAGGAAACAAATGGGCAGCCGCTGATAGTCGTGTATGAGTTTACACATGACAGAGACCGCATAATGAAAATGCTGGGTAAGTCTGCCGTTTGTATAACAGGTGTGACTGGCAGAAAGTATGAGATAATACAGCAAGACTTTAATGCAGGTAATATCCCTTACTTAGTCATGCACAGTGGTAGCAGCCATGGTTTAAACATCCACGGTAACTGTCACCACATGGTTTGGTTCAGTGTTACTTGGAACCTTGAATGGTACATTCAAACTAAGGATAGGTTGTATCGGCAAGGGCAGGCCAGTAAAATGGTTTTGTGCTACATACTGGTAGCCAGCAAAACCCTAGACGAGCGTGTTGTTGACGTACTAGGTAGTAAAACCAAAGTACAAGATGACGTACATAAATTATTAATGGGAGAGTAACGTGGAAAAAACACCAATATTAGAGCGCATAGAGCGTTGGGTTAGCTTTGGCTATGTTGACAAGTATATAGTTGTACATCCTGACGATGTAGAGGCCATTTACAAACAAAAGTTGTTTGATGTATTTAGCCAGCCATTCAAGGTGCTGGGCACTGATGAAGTATTTGGCGGTGGTTTATAATGGGACAGGTTTTTAACATGGTAGACATACACTTGTGGGCTGGGACTATGCCACCAGTACTAACCGCTAAAAGTGCAGACGCTAAGGATTTGCTGGGCGAAAGCCCATTCATACCCATTGGTGATTTGCAGCACCTTATAGAAAGTATGCCTGACAGCTGGGTGCTTGTGGCTACAGAGGATGAGCCTACCGAAAAAGTGCTACTTATGTTTGTGGATAGAGTGTTGTCATAATGATAGAGTGGAAGTATAATACTTACTCTATTAACCAACTAGAGAAGTAAAATGACCGAAGAAACTAAAAAGAGTCGCCGTAGCAAGTTCAGTGTTTTGTACCCTGCGGACTCCACCCTCAAGCTACTTGTAAATGAAAACCCTAAAAAAGCAGGTTCTAAATCTGCTATACGTTTTGATGGTTACTTGAATGCCAGCACTGTTGGCCAAGCAATCTCAAATGGCGTAACTTACCAAGACATTGCTTACGATGTCAGCCGAAAGTTTATTGAAGTTGCATAGTAAGTGTTTTAAAATTAAGCCCCTTCGGGGGCTTTTTTTATGGATAGGAATTACTCAATGAGAATATTTATATGCACACACGGTAGGTTTGGCAGACAGCTAACCTACGACAACTTGCCTGAGTCAATACAGCAAAGGGTAGAGTTTGTTATACAGCAACGGGAGGCTTATTTGTGGGAGGATAGTGGGTTAAGAACCTTGGTTGTCCCAGATGAAATAAGGGAACTACCCAGTACAAGGGAATGGTTGCAGCACCACACAGCTAAGAAAATAGTTATGTTAGATGACGACTTAGTGTTTTCAGTTAGGCGCACTGACGACCCCACTAAATTTAGAAGGCCACTGGCCGCCGACCTAGAGAGTTTGTTTACAGAAATAGAAGACAGCTTGGATGACTATGCCCACGTAGGGGTTAGTCACAGAGAAGGGGCTAATAGAAATACCGATCAATACTTAGAGGCTGGAAGGATGATGAGGATTTTAGCCTACAATACTGATGTTATAAAAGCAGAGGGAGTTATTAGCAACCGAGTTCCTGACGTAGAAGACTTTGACGTAACCCTGCAACTGCTAAAGAAAGGATACCCCAACCGAATCTTAAATGGCTGGGTTCATAACCAAGGTGGTAGCAACCAAGAAGGAGGGTGTAGTGGTTACAGGACTCCAGAAACACATGATAGAGATGTAAGGATTTTTGCGAGCTTCCACGAGGGGTTTGTAAAGGTTGTTAAAAAGAAAACTAAAGATAACTGGTGTGCTGATGAGAACGGGGAGAGAACAGATGTTGTTATACAATGGAAACGAGCCTTTAAATTTGGACAAGCTAATTTACTGGATAAAAGAGCGATACTCAGTAAGGCTCAATAAAGAGAGTGGTGTAGAAAAGCCATGGAGCCTTGACCAAGTATTCCAAG